TCAACGACGACGGCTGAGCATAGCCAAGAGCCTTCGCAATCTGCTTCATCGTCACATGCCGCTCGCGGGACAGTTCCTTTATTCTCAATTTACACATATCCTTTCGTGTTTTATCGGTGCAAATATAATAATACTTTCGCACATAAACGAAAGAACCGCCAAAGATTTATATATTTTTAAGGATATACGCGAAAAAAGCAAAGGGGACAAGTATCGCTACATGTCCCCTTTGCTGATAGTAAAGTCGGAATTTCCGATTATTCCCTGTATCTACCCCCGCACAGGCGGTCAAACTCGTCAAACCTATACACTCCGAACCTTTTGCACCCGTAGAACCCGCCAAAGTACCGCCACCAGCGGCAACCGTTGCAATACTGGTTCCGGCTGCACGTCCACGTCTCACTTGGTCTTACCATGTTCCTTCGTAGGCAGTGTCCCACGTTCCATTCAGGGAGAGGGTCATCTCTCCCTCAGTCCCGAAAAGGGGGCCACTCATCTCACTGATGCGGTTCGCCTTGAACGGCACGTCCAGCAGCGTAGCCTGCCCGATGATGGTGTTGTCCGACTTCTTCGAGTTGATAGCAACGTCAGTAGTCCACGCATCCGCACCACTGAAGCCAAACAGGTTGGCCTGCAAACCAGCCTTGCCCTTCTCTGAATCGGGGATGGTGATGGTCACCACATGGTCTGTCTTTGCGTCGGCAGGAGCACCGGCGATGTAGTCCCATCCATAATACCATGTTGTCGGTGCAAAGTTGATGGTTGTAGCCTGGGCATCCACCACGTCAGTAAACGTCAGGCGCAGACGAGTAACAACACGATTAAGCGTCACGGCACGATTGCCGTTGCTGGTACTGACAACATCCACAGCATAGTCCTTATAAAAAGTATCAAGCACCTTGGTAAACTTGATAATATGGTTCTCTGTGTCGAGCGTTGCACCCGTAGAGCGCGAGGCAATAATATACACGTGATGACTACCGTAGGCGAGATTCATCACAGGTACACCGAAGTCGTCGTCAGTATTCGACTGGTGCAGCTGCTGGATAAGCGTCTCACCCATGTAATCTAATACCCAGACATCCGTCATCTCCTTGCCGTCAGCCGACATGTACTCGTTAGCGCGGGTCACGCTTTTCCACTCGCTTGTAAAGTCACCCTTCAGCGTGAACGTAAACTTCTTGGTCTTGATTGGATTGCCGTCAGCATCGGTAGGCACCGTCACCTGCTCCACCTTGCTTGTCTCTTCGTCACTCGCAATCTCTTTCTCGCATGCGCACAGCGTTAGTAGTGCCATGCACGCAATTAATGTTTTCTTCATAGTTGAGTTGTTATAGTTAGTTTATAAAACGGTGACAAAGATATACATTAATTTTTACACCGCCAAATTTTTCTACCATTTTCCTGACTTCAGGAAAAAGATAGTAAACCCCAAACGCTTTTATCGCTGAAAGATAAAAGCGAAAATATGACATATTCAAGTGGATTTCTTCACGACATCATCGTTCCAATGAACCGCAAGGCGGCAGTGGTTGGAAAGTACGGCATCGACTCGTCAGGAATTGAGTGGGAAGAAGGGCCGTGTCTGCATGCCAACGTGGACTACAACCGCGGCAAAGGCGGAATGAACGCCGGCAGCCTGGATGTGTACATGGTGAAGATTGTACGCATGCGCTTCACCGACTGCTTCAATGAGCGTAGTCGCATCAAGTACCAGGACAAGGTGTATCAGATCATCCCTGAGACCTTCAATGCGAACCGACGCGAGGACACGCTGCAATTCCTGATGCAGTTGATTGTGAACGACAAGCAACCAAAGCCTGCGCCAGCACCATCCATGAGCGACATTTAGAACGAATAACATAGAAATTATGAAACAGAAAACAGTAGCGATTGTACACTACAACACCCCGGAACTGACGGAGGCGTGCATCCTGAGCATTCGCAGACATGGCGGGCAGGACTACCGCATTGTGGTGTTCGACAACTCAGACAAGCGACCATTCCCGAAGATGAAGGATGTGGAGGTCATCGACAACACCAAAGGGCAGATTTTCAACTTCGAGCAGGAGCTGAAGAAGTACCCCAACAAAGACGAGGCCGTGGGCGAGATCAACGGTTACGGCAGCGACAAGCACATGATGAGCGTGCAGGCTCTTTGGGACTTGCTGCCCGAAGGCTTTATGCTCATCGACAGCGACGTGCTCATCAAGTCGAGCTTTGATTGGATGTTTATGCCTCACGAGTGCTGCTGTGGCTACGTTTCGCACCAGATGTCAAAGCCGCGACTGATGCCGATGCTGCTGTGGATAAACGTGCCGCTGTGCAAGGCTGGTGGTGCTCGCTTCTACGACCCCGCCCGCTCGTGGGCTCTGAATAAGGGCCAGCGATGGGACACCGGTGCAGCATTCCTCGACGACATACAACGCCTGAAGCCTCAGTGCCACGGCAAGGCGATTAGCCGCGACATGATCCTCAGAATGATTGAGCACTACAAGCAGGGCTCGTGGGGCCGCTCGAACATCAAGCAGCAGGCGAAGTGGCTGAGCGACCATGCCGACCTGTGGGAACCGTCGCCCCGCGAGAAGGGCATCAAGGATGTGGCTATCTGCGTCATCGGGCGCAACGAGAACCGCTATGCCGTGGAGTGGGTGGAACATTACAAGAAATTGGGCGTGAAGAAAATCTTTGTGTACGACAACTGGCGAACAGGCGACAAGGAGAAACTTGCTGATGTATTGCAACCCTACGTGAAGAGCAAGCTGGTGGAGATTACCGACTGCCACGACCGCGATAGATACCAGTGCCTCGCCTACGAGGATTGCTACCAGAAGCACGGCAACGAGTATGCCTGGATTGGCTTCGTGGATTTCGACGAGTTCCTGCGCTGGGATGGTAAGAAGAAAATCGCCACCATGTTCGCCGGCTACGATGCCGACGTGGTGATGGTAAACTGGCGACTGATGACTGACAATGGACTCGTGCACTATGACGACCGCCCGCTGGCTGAGCGTTTCACAGAGCCAATGGAGAAAGACCGCTGCGTGAAGTATTCGTGGCCGGAGAATAAGCATATCAAGAGCTTCGTGCGTGGCGGCTTGCGTGGCTTGAAATTCAGCCCCCACTTCCCGCAAAACAAGGGACTGCGCTGCGTGAACCCCAGCGGCAAGCCTGTGAAGAACCAAGCCTTCACCGACATCGACTGGAGCGTAATGCGACTCGATCACTACTGGACGAAAACGGCAGAGGAATGGATGGACGTAAAACTCAGTCGCGGCTACCCCAGCCCAACCACCTACCTCGACAAGTTCATGCAGAAGCAGGCCGACTACTTCTTTGCCGTAAACGAGCGCACACCTGAGAAGGAGGCGATTGTGTGCGGTAAACCCCAGTAATAAAAATGTACGAATAGAAAAAGCGAATAAGATATGGATAATTTCTTCAGATTCTGGAATAAGCGCGAGACGACACCGAAACCTCCAACGCCTGGAGTACCATCGAGCACAACCGACCAAGGACAAAAGGTGCAAGGTGGTTCGTTCGAGGAGCGCATTGTCAGGGTACGCGACCCGCAGAAGGCTCTCAGCGTGTCTGCCGTGTATCGCGCCACCGAGCTGCGTGCTAATACAATGGCACAAATGCCCGTGCAATATCAGAAAAAGGACGAGGTGGGTGGCAACTTCACACCGTGGATGATGGGACTTGGCAAGCGCATGAACTATCTGTTGCAGGAAGAGCCGAACCCGATTATGAGTGGCCCCGCACTATGGCAGCAGGTGGCACTCAATCGCATGATGGAGGGCAACGGCTTTGTATATATCGAGCGCGACGTGTTTGGCGACCCCATGCACTTCTGGTTGGCTGAGTGTGGTGGCTACAACTACGGAAACGACACCTACAGCATTACCTACATGACCAACTACGGTCCGATAATGAAGGACGACGTGAGTCCGCAGGACGTGATGCACTTTGCCAACACCATCCGCTACGGCGGTGGCATCATCTACGGAAAGGCCATCATCAAGTTTGCAGCCGAGACGCTGAGCCTGATCAAGACCAATAACCAGCTGTCACTCGAAACAGCCGCAAAGGGTGGTCGCGTGAAGGGATTCATCAGCGAGGACAAGGCGCAGAGTCCACAGGGTACATACGCATCAGGTCGATTCAATCAAGGAGAAGTCAGCAAGTACGAACAGGAAATCAACCGCAAGGTGTACGACCTGGACATCAACGTTCTTCAGAACTTTGAAAAGTTCCAAGGTCTCAGCCTCACAGCCACTGACATGCAGATGGTCGAGCAGTTGAACCTCTCGCTCGACGACGTGGCCCGCTTCTGGGGTGTTCCCCGTCCGCTGCTGATGCTCGATACCAACTCGCACTACAACGACTATGCCAACGCCACGATGGAGTTCATGAGCCGTACCATTGGCCCCGACAAGACCTTCATGGAGAAGGAGATTGCCCGCAAGCTGCTGGGACTGAAATACTACGGCGTGCGCAAAATCCACATCTGCGAGAAGCCGCTGCTGGCTATGGACCCCGAACGTCAGGCGAAGGTGGACAAGATGTACCTGGAGGCAGGCGTGAAGACCGTCAACGAACTGCGCGGCGAGCACGACATGCCAGCCGTGGAGAATGGCGACGAGCCAATGGCAAGTGCCAACCTGCTGACACTGAAAGCACTCTTGGCAAAGAGCGCACCAGAGCCAGGGCGACCCACCAACGAACCCGCCAAGGAGGGCGAAGAGAAATGATAGAACCCTATCGCATGATGACGGCAATGGCTCCTGAGCCGGTCAGCCGTGATGAAGTGAAGGAATACTTCGAGAATTTGGCGCAGCGTCGCGCGGTAAACCCCAGACACAATTCTGCCCGCATTATGAAACGATAATTTTTAACGAGATAAGAAAATGAAACAAACAAGATTCATTCCCATCGGGGTCTGCGGCCTGAAAGTCCGCGAGGCTGGTGAAGGCGAACAGAGCCGCACCATTGAGGGCACCCCCATTGTTTTCGGTGTTCGCTCGGTGAACCTCACACCGTGGAGTGAAAGCCGTGCAGTTTATGAAGTATTGGAGAAGGGCTGCATCACACCCGAACTGCTTCAGCGGTCTGACGTGATCCTGAACCTGAACCACAACAGCAACGTGACCAACGTGCTCGGACGATTCCGTAACACCGACAAGGACACCTTGCAGTTGACTCTGAACGAGGACAATATGGAATGTCGCTGTGACATGCCGCATACCAACAATGCCAACGACACCCTGGAACTGATGCGCCGTGGTGACATCACCGGCATGAGCTTCGCATTCAGCGACGACTATCAGGACTCAGAGAATGGTGTCAGCTATGAGCGCACCGACGAGAAGACTGAGGATGGCAAGGAAGTATGGCTGCGTCACGTTAAGCGCATCACTGGTTTGTATGACGTCAGCATCGTCACTCATCCAGCCTACGAGCAGACATCAGTCGGCACCCGTGAGGCCAGCGACGAGATTGACAAGGCCATCGACGCACAGCTGAAGCGTGAGATTGACTTCAAGAATCAGGAAACTGAGGAACAGCGCAAAGCCCGCGAGGACAAGGAGCGCGAGGAGCGCGAACTGGAAGAGCAGGCAGAGAAGGCCCGCGTGATGCTCACTCAGCGTCTGCGCAGCCAGCGTCGCCATCTGGAGGAGAAATTCAAATAATTCACATAGTATTAACTAATTCGTTTTTTAAAATGAGTAAGACAAAGCAAGAAATCCAGAAACGCCATCAGGAGATTCTGGTCGAGCTCGACAAGATTGACGAACTCGCACAGCGTGAGAACCGTCCGTTCACCCAGGAGGAGAACGACAAGTACAACGCACTTCTTCGTGAGGACAACCGCCTGCACGCAGAGATTCAGGGCATGCTCGACGAGCACGAGCTGAACCAGATGCGCGAGCAGAAGGCCAACAGCGAGAAGCTGCGCGAAATCTTCAAGAAGTGCCGCGAGGACAAGGTGGCTTTCAGCGAGGATATGCAAGACCGCGAGGCTGCCAACGGCACCACCATCCTGCTGAACCCCGCCAGTGGCAACACCAAGGGAAACATCGCCGCTTCTGGTGCTATCCCCATGACCATTCACGAACTCATCGACACCAAGGTGCCCGGACTGGAGCTGCCTGGTGATCTGAAGATTCTGACTGGCGTCATTGGTAACGAGGTATGGCCTTATTCCATCGACGACGTGGAGTTCACCGTCGCAGGTGAGGTTGAGCCTATCGGCGAGCAGAAGATCAACTTCGACAAGCTGAACGCAAGCCCCGTGCACGTAGCTGCTGCACTGGCTATCTCTAACAACGCCATCGACAACGCTGCCTTCGACCTGTACTCGTTCGCTCAGTACAAGATGACCAAGGGCTTGGCTAAGTTCAAGGCACTGTATGCTTACAGCCATTGTGCATTCGAGCACGCCATGAAGCCCGTATTCTCTCTGGTTACTCCGAAGGTGATTGTTATGGACGAGAACTTCGGCAAGAACCTCGCTCTGGAGATTGCAGAGATGTGGGACCTCGGCTTCGAGGGAGATCCTTGGCTCACCTTCGACAAGACCATCGAGACCGAGATGATGTTCCAGCGTCGTCTGCCAGGTCAGATTGGCGACCGCACCGTCATCGAGGATGGCAAGTGCCTCGGACACTCTTACACCATCAGCCCGTACATCAACTATGCTCTGGATGGCAATGGCGTGCCCAAGCCCGACGGCAACCACTACATCGGTATCGGACACTGGGGCTATTGCGCCTTCCAGCAGCACGGAACCTTCCGCGCTACGGTCGATGCGACAAGTGCTGAAGTCAGCAAGCGTAATACAACCGTGCTGACCATCAACACGAACTTCTCGATTTCAGAGTTGTCAAAGCTCGTCAACGGCAACATCAGCGGCAAGCCCCAGGCATTCAAGCTGCTGAAGGTTGTTCCCTCTGGCGAAAGCATGAGCGACCTCTAAACTCTCGACTCGATTATCATAGTTTCTATGGGCCGGCTGATGTCTCCGATGCAGCAGCAAAGGTAGTGCATCAGCCGGTTTTAATCGAATAAGTATTGAAACGTAACATATCACACGAATAAGATGGGACTTTCTACCGATAGCATATTCATTGCCGCGCTAAGTGCTTCCGAGGATGTCATGGGGGCCATTGGCAGCCGTCTCTACGGTACTGCCATTCCTATGCCTGACGAGGATGCCGAGAATGCACCTGTACCTTACATTATCGTCAACTTCGTAGGGCTGGTCAATGGTGACACTACCAAGGACAGCCGCTATGAGAGTCAGGATGACAAGGTGCAGATAGACATTAGTGTTGTCGGACAGACGCTCAGACAGCTGCATGATCTGACACAGATGGTGCGAGACGTTGTGTGTGAATACTTCACAAACAACAGCACCAATGTGGTAGACTATCAGTTCAAGGCTGGGCGAATCATCTACGATGGCGACAAGCCATGCTATTGGCAGGTTCTGTCTTACGAGTGCGATGTATATCAAAAACTCTATGAGCAAGAAGACAACTGATGAACAAACACAGCAGCCTCAGTATATCGAGGAGCTGCTGAAAAACGGAACCACCGTGCTGTCTGCAAAGACGCGCGACGAGTTGACTGAAAAGGTCAATCAGATTCCCGTAGACTGCAAATACAGTGCCGGTGCCGTTGGTAAGAATTACGACACAGGAGCCTTCACGCTCCGTGTTGACATCATTAATTAATACGAAAAGCTATGACAACACTAAAAGGTTCAAATTTGCGCATCCTGATAAACGACGTTACCAATCACGTCTACGACGTAGTTGCTATGTCGACGAACTGTACTATCACGATGAACACGAATACCGAGAATGCCAACCATAAGGATATTGTCGGACTGGCAGCACTGCCAACCGTCAACAGCAAAGGCTGGCAAATCCAGGTAGACTCTCTTGACGTCTCTAACGTTGGTGCCATGCTGACGGCCATCAAGAACATGACGCAGTTCCAGCTCGTCTGGGATGAAACCAGCACCACCGACAACAAAACATCTACTGACGCGACATTCTCACGTACTGGCTTTGCCTATCTGACTGACGGTACATTCCAATTCGACGACAGAACGAATAGCACTAAACAACTCCAGTTTACTGGTAACGGTGCTATCGACGCCTGGGACAAGACTGGTCAGAGCCTCGCACCTGCATCTTCGACGAGCTTCACCAAGGGTCAGTTCGTTCGTCTGTTCCTGTCAAGCGACAACACAGCGACACCAGCTGCGGTTATTGCCGCCGCTCGTACTTTGTCGCTTCATGTGTCGCTCAGCTTGGAGCAAAATTCCACCAAAGACACAGATGGCGACTGGCAGACGCATGAACCTACAGAGCTGAACTACGACATCTCTACCTCTGCACTCGTCCGCTCAGGCGACACCATCACCTCTGCTGTTGGAGCTAAAGGACTGTCCGACCTGGAGACCATCTACGAGTCAAGCAGCCCCGTGAAGTGGCAGATTGCCAACGTCAGCGGTGACAACCAGCGCACAAAGGGCGCGGTCATCGTCAGCGGTTCATGTATAGTATCTCAGCTGCAGATCAACAGTCAGGTTAAACAGTCTGCGACCTATCAGGCCACACTGACCGGCTACGGTGCATACACTGTCGGTTCATAATACTACACGCGCCTGCCGCTGTCTTGCTAATATCCGTTTGCGCAAGCAGTTGGCGGGCGTATTTTCTTCTTTTTAATAATAGAAACTATGATAACGAAAGAAATTACACTTTGCGGCAAACAGGTGACCGTCGCATACAACTATGCCACGGAGATAGCATACAAGAATATGTCCGACGAAGACATATTTGACTATGTGAACCAGACCATCGAGGCCATACAGCAAGGAAAAGACCCCGACGCTGAGAAGTCGATGAAGTTCATATACTCTGCCATGATTTCCTACAGTGAAAAGCAGAAGCAGGAAGTACCCATAGAAATGGAAGAACTCATGAACGACATCACGCCTACAGAGTTCGCCACGGCCATCCTCACCATCATTGACATGCGCTCAGACTTCTACCACGTCCCTGCAGGTGAGCCAGAAGACAAAAATCCGAAAGGAAATCGTGTAAGCCGTACCCGAAAAAACGTATAACCGCCAACGACCTGTACGAACTGTTCGTTGGCGAGATAGGAATCTGCCGTCATGAATTTCTCTATGACATCCAATTCTGGGAAGCTCGACGCATTCTGCGAGGCTATCGGAAACGCCACAAACTGACACACCAGCTAATTGCTGAAGCCGCCTACGCTGCCACATTCTCCATGAGAAGTGCAGAAGGCAAGAAGATAGAGCAATTCTTCCCAAGTCTATTCGAAGACGATGATGACTACGACTATGAGCCACCAATCAGCAAGGAAGAAGAGACAGACCTGCAAGAGCTAATAGCAGCGGAGAATGCACGATTAGCAGCACTAAGAGAAAAGACCGAGGAATAACCTCAGTCTTTTTTCTTTGCCAGCTTATCAGCAATCATTCCAAAGTCTTCATGCACATCCTTTGCCAGTACCTTTGCATAGCGCATAGTCTGCTCAATCTTCCTATGGCCCATCATTCGCATCACGTTCTGTAACTTCGCATCATTGCTGAGCATATATGTGGCGAAGGTGTGACGAGCCAGATGAGTATGCAAGCCTTCAATACCGATGACGTTTCCAAAGGTCTTCAGCTGTGCATTGTACTTCTGGTTAGGCATCTGTGGAACCTGCCATCCGTGTCGTTCCAGGACTTCAACCACTGGCGGCAACAGCTGACTGACGAAAGGAACGCCAGTCTTGATACGCTTACCATTTGACACCCACGCATCACCTTCTTTGTGGTAGTTCCTTATATCAAGTGCTTGCATATCAGAATAGGACAACCCCGTGAACATCTGGACGACAAATAAGTCGCGCACAGTTTCCATCTGAGTGCCAGGCACTGGATGTGTATCAAGTATCAGCTGCATCTCTTCCTCTGTCAGATACTCCACATTTTCCTCCTCGCCAGCTCCAAACTTACCGACCAGACGGGCATAGGGCGTTGTCTCAATAATCCCAAATGTCAACGCCCTGTTAAGCATCGCTTTTAGGTGTTTGTGGTAATTATGAACGGTACCATCACACAATGTTCCTTCATCATTCTTGCTGTTGACATTTGCCATCTGGTGCAACCACGCATCCCACTCGTAGATATTCTCAACAGTCAGATCATTCCATGTCCTTAGCTTCCCATATTGCTTCAGCCGGTCATACAGTAACCAGTAATGCTTTCGCGTCCCTTCCTTCACGTCGAGCATCGGTATCTGCTTCTGCATCCATTCAAGCAGCCTGTCACCTTTGTCCGACATGGAAGTGCCGTCATATATGTACTCCTTGATGACAGCCACATCAATCGGCTTTCGTTGCTCGATGAACTCATTAATCTTCTCATTGACGCGTCTCACTATGATACCAAGCCTGTTATTCAGCGCATCCGCATCAGGCCGCACAACCACAGCCCCTGCCCAGTGCTTACTCAACACGCGCACGCCTGTACTTATATAGTATGACTTACGGTCAATCGTCACGCGAACCTCCAGCGACCCTTCCTTGTCGCCTTCAGCCTGCTTCTTCCTATCAAATATAATAGATGTTGAAAACATAATATTTATTGCTCTTTTTCGTTAATAATATGGTCAATCAGACCACTTGGTAAAACATTTTAGCTCTATGGTAAAACAATGGTAAAACATTTATGCTCAAAATCCGACGAAATCCGAGAAAATCCGGTAAAACCGATTTTTCTCAATACCCCTCTAAATCCCCGAAAAACAAAGAGGATGCCCGTATTTACTACCGTCATCCTCTCCATTCTCCGTGATCCGGCGGGGATTTTGAACGACGGAGAGGATTGCTTGTATTTATGGGGGATTCGTGAAATTCTTATTCATGGGTGGTAAAACATTTGTTTATTACTATTTCATTATTTGGGTAGTCGTTTTCATCAGCAACTCCGACTGGGAATGGATAATCTGCCATATTGATATTGTGTGCATCAATTACACGGCGGAGCTCTGAGATGCGGTGCAGGCGCTCATCGGCAAGTTTGGTGAGGTCTGCGATGCGGTCGTCCTTTGCTTGGATGATGTCATCTTTGGCTGCGAGCTCTCGCTTCAATGATGCAATGGTTTCATCGGACTTTGCAAGCAGGGCATTGATATATGACGAGAAGTCTGGATTACCCTTTTCTTTTTCAGGAACGTCTGCGAGGAGCATATAGTCACTGTCGCCCTGGAACCATTGTATATTATATCTGTTCCCAAAGGCAGCATTGAGCTTTCGGAATGTTTCGACATCAACTTCCGCACCTTCATTTTTTTTGATACGCGTAAATGTGTTTGGTGCGATTCCTGTCAATTCTGCCAACTTATTGAATCGCCTAACGCCATCATGTTCTGCGATGTCGTTTAATAGTTCTCTAAATTTTTCGCGTGTTTTAGACATAAATCGCAATAAATTTACTTTAAAATACTAATTAATCTTAAAAAATAGACAAAAATCGCAACCAATTTACTTAGTGTCGATTTTTCTTCTTATATTTGCACTCGTAATTAAGTAAGTAATCAAAACAACGAGGCAAGAAAATAGCCGTCAGACGGGAGGCCGTCTTTTCAAAGCGGATAACCGCCAATTTGCGAACACTTTGCGAGGGTGTCGGATTGCAAATATACGGCTTTTTCTGCCAAGTTGTACAAAGTAGAATAATTAATTAAGTAAAATTAATAATCGGTATGATAGTAGAAAGAGTATCAAGAGACGACATCAGAGCCATTGAGGTTGGCAAGATCGGCATTTTCGTGCTGCCAAACTACAAGGCTGTGGAGAGTGCCAGGGTACAGTTCGCCAACATGAAGAAGTTGGAGGATATGGACTTCGAGCGCGTAGAGACTGGAGAGAAGTTGACCATTGCTTACAAGCGATTGAAGTAAACAACAAGGTACTATGGACAGAAAATTGCGAGAAGACTTGATAGCTGCTGCTGAGCGGGGTGCTTACTTGGCTATGATGAGGGCCAACGAGCAGTATCTGACGGCTGACGAGCTGTGCAAGCAGTTCCAGATGTTTACGAAGGACTGGTTGGAGAAGTATGGCGACATTCTGCCCAGTAAGAAGGTCACAGTGACACACCTTGACGGCAAGACGCGCAGTACCAGGCGCTGCTATGCGAAGCTGGAGATAGCGGAGAACATTCGCAACGGTGTGTATGATGACCTAAAGTTGCTGAGATAAGACCTGCTGGAAAAGCAGCAGGCAC